TTCATCATACTTTGGCTTGTCGAGCAGGGCATTGATTGCTTTTAGTCCCTTTACTACGCTCATATTATTCTCCTTTGTGTTGTTATCTTAGTTTAGCATAGACATGATAGATTTGTCAAACTGGAACTGTAACCCAGCAATTGAATCGTCATCCATGTCGCCTATGTCTTTATATTGTTTGTCTAACTTTATAACGGAAACACGAGATCCAAGTTTTTCAATTATCCTGTCTTTCATATTTCCTCCCGCCTCATCATTATCTGCAACAACTATAATGTTGTTGAAGTATTTCTGAAGCAATTCTACTTGTGCCTTAGATACGTTTGCCCCAAGTGTTGCTACTGATGGAATACCAACCTGATCTAGTCTGATAGCATCAAACGATGACTCAACTATATAAACATTATCAGATGTCTTTACTCTATGCAAATTAAATAAAGTTTTTGCTTTTGGTAGACCTGGAGTATTCTTAAACTCTTTACCCTCAACAGACCTGCCCACAAATCCTATAGGCATTCCATCTGGACTATGAACTGGAACAGTAACCATATCTTGCTTTACAGAGTAACCTAAAGAAAACTTTGACCAAGAGTCTGAATTTATTTTTCTATATTTAAAATAATTTTTTGCTCTATCGGAAACTAGTAGGCCGTTATACAAACGCTTTAGGACTACCTCGTCAAATGGAAGAAACTCTGGTTTTGCATATAGTTGCTTCTGTACTTCTGCTTCAAGGTTAGTTTCGCCTTCTTTTGATTTTATAAATCTTGCTGCCTCAAAATATGATCGACCAGATGAATGCATGACAACCTCAATAAGGGGTGCTGTCTTTTGACAAGAGAAACAAAAGAACAAGCCATTCTCTTTGTGAACCTCTCCTGCTGGTGTGCGACTATTGTTATGGAAAGGGCAAAATATAATGTAGTTTAAATCTAAGTCAGATTCGACTTCAATGCCTGCGCCCGTGAGGACTCTTTTAATTTGTTCGGCGGTGTATAAATCACCTTGTGCCCGTCTATTCCATCTATCCATTCGCTCTGCTTTCTTCCTACGTATACTCCATGTACTGTTATTTCAAACTCAAAATATTTCTTTTTACTATTATAGTCTACCGTAAAATCTACTTCTATGTCAAACCTTGGAACGTAACCTGTTAGTTTCATTTCTGAGACAAGCAGCCTTACATACTCCAATTTAAGTCTGCCTAGGGCTGACTCATCATGAATAACCCCTGATAGGTTAAATCTCTTAATGGGCTTGTGATGTACGTTTGCCATGCATCAATTATACCCATATGTTTACTTATCCTCAAAGTCTTTGTATCTGTAATATCCCTTGTCAAAATCACACTGGACAAGGAAATCACCCATATACCCATTACGGTTTTTACGGAAAGCACATTCGATAATATCAGAGTTGGTACCACGGCCTAGTGCAAGAACCCAATCTGCATCGTATGCAATCTGCCTTGACCAAGCGGTTTGTCCAAGAGTTGGTACTGTGGATAGATCATTAACATCATCTGGAGTTGCAGATGAAATAGCAATAATAGGAACTTCTTCTCCAATTGCCATGAGTTTAAGTTCTCGTGAAAGGTTCTTCATTCGTACCGTTTCATTATCTGACTTCTGATTAGGAGCCATCAACTGAAGGTAATCAACAATTACAAAGTCTGGCTTATACTGATCAATCTTTCCACGAAGAACTGATGGGTTAATTTCTCCACCCTGATCATTGGAAATGATATGAAACTCTGGCTTGCCCTGAATATTCTTTGCATGCCAACTCTTCAACATATCAATCTCAATCTCACCATTTGAAATTTTTCTATGTGACCAAAGTCCTTCTCCCATGATTGTAAAGACACGGTTTCTAACTTCTGTCTCACTCATTTCAAGACTAATGACCATTGGGCTACGACCCTGTTTCCAAGCCTGTACAGCGAAATAGAGGGCCAACCATGACTTTCCGATACCTGGATATGCAAGGAACACTCCTAACTGCCCTGGCATGATTCCAGAAGGAAGATAGTTATCAAATCCTGGAAGTCCAGTTTTAATTCCAACGTGACCCAAAGCCTGCATCTTTTTTACATTTTCAAAATATGCAACTGCAGATTCTAGATCTGTAACATCAATATCACGAATTGCAGATGTATTCTTTTTTAATGCTGAGGTTGATGTAATTAAAGAATCTAGTGCGTCTGGACCATTGCCAGACTGAACTTCCGATGCTGCAGACCTAATAATATCCTTTAGGCTGTCTGTTAAGTATTCTGAACGCAACTCTTCTAGATGATGCTTTGTTGCCCCAATATCCTCTGTTGGAATAAAATCTCTAAACTTTTCTACAACCAAACTAACTGGAGGAGTAGAACCATTAACTTCAAAATATTTTCTAATGAATGTCCAGATATCTCCATGAGTTCTAAGTATGGAGTCGATGTTAGCCTGAAGGAGTACATGTGCCTGCTTATCTTTTAATACTGCAGAAATTAACTTTGACTCTGTATTACTCACTTAGCCACTCCTTTGCTTTAGCCCTGCGCTCTAGTCTTTCCTGATCGTCTTTTTTCTTATCTAGTCTTGCTTGTAATATTTTTTCCGCATTGTACGCAAAGTAATTCCAAGAAGGAGAAGAAGCGACATTAAAATAGTACTCAAGTAAATCATAGCACTCTCCTATTCCGTATGACTCCACAAGTGCATCTGCTGCCCATTGTTCAACATTTAAATTTAGGGATGGCTTTGACTCGTACCTTGCTGTATGATACTTGCTGTATCTTGAAAGCAAAGCCATTCGGTCTTTGCGTTCAGCCATTATTCGTTTATTTCAGACTTTGCTTCATTAATTTTAGAAGTTAGTTTATCTTCAACAAACTTATAAACACGCTCAAAAGCATCATTTGTATTTTCTCCGTCACGCTTGCTGTCAACTACACCAAGATCTAGTCTCAATGACTGGAAATTTCCTAGATTAAGTGTGTATCCTAATGTTACAGATACTTTTGTTTCTTCGTTATTCATTCTATACCCCTTTAATTAATTGATTCATTCCATATTGGAATGTATCGTCCATCCTCAGTTCTTGTATATTTAAGTATACCATCCCCCATACGCCTTGTCAATTCAGCCTTTGTTGGTGTTATATCATTTGTAATTAAATTATCTTTTCTTGGTCTACCAATATGGTGTGTAGCAAGTATATCACGAATCTCTCTTACTTGAGATTCTGAATAGTATGATCTTACTTGCCATCCTCTGTCCCCGCCTTTTTGTGACCCTGTGGGAAATGGAATGACTCCTCGTTTCATTAATGATGGCATATATTTTTTATGGCGATTAACTAAATCAGCAGTCTGACCTACCGTGTAGGCTCTTTCTCTTTTACTTTTAAAATCACTAATTAAACAACTTTCAATTTGATCTTTAGTAATATTATAAACAGACATAATACCATTAGACTGATTATAATGGTGAATGCGAACAAGGTCTTTATTTAAAAACCAAACTTTTTTACTGCCAGGGATTATAGGGAGGAGATTGTAGCCTTCGACCTCTGTAGTTCCTTTTTTAGTAGCCATCTTCCCTCTTCTGAACTATTAGGTGGATTAAAAAAACGTCTAGACCCACAAAGCATGCAGTATGACTCTAGGTGCATTGGAGACGAATATATTCTGTCTAAAAACATTCTTCCTTTGCATTTTAAACATTTCAGCATTAATTTGGTATACCAATGATAATTAGGTTGACACCAGCAGTTACAATTCCGCCCTTATTAAACCTGATAGATCCTTCCACCTTATTGGTAGATGGTGGTTTAATGATTACGGACATATCACGACCAGCATCAGTTCCTCCAGCGTTGACCACTGTTGCAACAACTATTGGAGCATACTTAAAATCTGTTGAGAAGTCATAAGAGAAATCTTTTTCTTCTGCAGCGTTTACTGTTGTATTACTATTAATTGATATATAACCGCCAATAATTCTTGCCTCTGATGTTCTTACGCTTTGCTTACCCGCAGATCCAGCATCAACAGTTACATATTTATAAGTTGAAGGAGATATTGCAGAAGCAAGATCGTTAATAGAATTAGCCATTTGATAGACATATGTTACGTCTAAAGGTTGTCCACGCTCTGGTAGGGGTATTTTTGCCATATTTAATTATACCACTATGACAATGGAATAATGCCACTTTCCCATAATGTTGCTGCTGTAAATCTTTGTTTTTGATATGTTTCTTGCTGAACAGCAACTTGAATACTGACAGGATTTAACTTTTTTAAAATAGCAAAATATGGAGAAGATACTGTCGTAATAAATTTCCAAGAAGTGTCGCCATACCACTTTACATATACATCAAATTTTTCAGATGACTTGCCAGAAAGGTGATCCCAAACACATACAACATTTGGGCCAGATTCTGCAACATTGAAGTTTATATTACTTGGCTTTGTAACAAGAAGTGATCTCTGTGGGGACCAGTGAGATGATCTATTTCCATCAGAAGAAACTATCTTATATCTTATTGTATAAGTGCTATTTTTGCCATCGTATGCTGGAAGATCTTTTTTTTGAATTATAATATTTTTAATACCTGGATCTGGGGTTGCCACTATTGAACCTCAATCGCAAATCTAAACTCAATGTATCCAGAATATGCTGTTTGCTTGATGATTGGCTTTGCATCTATATTTTTAACAATAGAGTATCCAGTTAATCCATAAAGAGGGTTTGATGTCGATTTATTTTCTAAGCGCAGTCCATCAAAGGATACATAGTAGTCAGAAGAAACAACGTAGGCATTGCTTGAGTTTATTTTAAAAACTGACGCATAGGCTTTTACTAGGTTTACAGAATTCCAAGAAAATGGCGTTGCTCCAGAATTATAAAAAAGTTCTTGTAACTGTTTTGTTACAACAAAATATCTATTTGAAGAAAGATCAATTGACATATCATCTGAATCAATTTCCATTCTTGCTGTCTGAGTCCCATCTGTTGAGGCAAACTCCAAAATAATTTTAAACTTATCTGGGTCCAAGCCAGTCTCATTTTTATTTACAATTGAAAAAGCAAGTTTTAGTTCATCTACAGATGAGTTTCTTGTGAGATCAATAGAGACTCCGTTATAAATTAAACACTTAGATGTTGCAGATGCTGAGAGTCTTCCACTTGTTTTTGTTATTGTTGCAGAATCTCCCCGCACTAAGACTGTTTCATTTAAAAATCTAGATCTTTCATTTCTTGCAATTCTTACGCTTGAGTTAAAAATAGTATTTTCTGCGCTTGTTTTTATCACTGGGCACTCAACAAGTGCTCCATTTGTTCCTACATTGTACGAACCAAGGATGTTGTTTGTTACAGCGCTTGTAACTGCATTGGTGCTAAGTGGGTCTAATATTTGTGGAATTTCTGTAATTGTTCCTGAGCCAGATGATGGACTATATAATTTCCAGTTTTCATTATTTGCCCATGAAAATAATGATTTACTATCGTAGGCTCCATTTGCAGTATTAGATCCAACAGAAAAAACACCAACCTCTGATATTTCATATCTTGGGGTGGAGTCTAGTTCTGCAGTAAATACAATTTTAGATACACCATCTTCTTTAACATATCCTCTAGATGTAATAGGGACTCTTTGCATTTCAAAATCAAGGCTAGTCTTATTTCCCATATCTGATATTTCTTGTGATGTAAATGTGTGACCAGCATCAACTGGCTTTGGTCCACAACCAATAGCAATGTAAGAGGCGTAGGCTGGTGCCTGTCCTATAAGGTATTTTGCTAGTATGCTTTTGCCAGTATTAGTTATCATATTTATCCCGCCCCATATATTGTATCATTATACTTGGTCCCATTTACCTGTATTTCAACACGTACATTCTCATCACTACCAAGATTAACTACATTAATAACTAAGTCTCCAGTAGTGCTATCAATATATACGGCAGCACCATCTGGACCGTTTCCAGTCTCTGGAACATACTTTTCAAACTTTAAAGGAAAGGCATCAAAAGTTGACTGAATTGTTCCTTGCATAGCAATTAGATTTAATGGATTATACTGAAAGAATATGCTGCTTAAATTTCTAATTGGAGAATATAGAATATCTTGTCCATTTACCATGTCTGATCTTGATAGACTTAGTAATTCTATACCGCCAATGTCTTCAAATATTAAATCACTCATGACCTCAATTGGCATTGGTGCAGAGTTAAAAAGAACTAGGTCTGGAGTTGGTATTTTTACAGCATCCTGAGATGCTGCTGATGTTGTTGTAGGTGTTGGTGATGTTGCATCTACTGCCATATTAAATTTCCCCCAAGTATACTGTCATTTCAGGACCAGATATAGATCTAGTATAGTCTATGCTATAGACTACATATCTCTTATTTTTTGAATCTAAAACATCAATTTCGTTATCTAGATAATCAATCTCAACAATATCGCCTAATTGCATAGTTGGCAAAGAAAAAATCTTAAGCCCAATAGAATTTCTTGGCTTCATAACTCTTTGAGTTAGCCAAGACATTAAAGAATTTGCTTCATCTGCAGATTGTACGTATGGAACATCCAAAGAAAAGTCTTTGTTTCCGTGAAGCATTCTGCTTAACTTAATGCTTTCATATTGTTTTTTAACTTTAAATGGAGATGACACAAGGGCTGAACCAGCAAACTGAGGATCAGAAAAATCACTTCCCTTATTAAAAAATTCATCAACAGTTAATTTATTAGAACTTTGCTGTGTAAATGTTACACCCTGTATTCTTAGGTAGTTACCACTTGAGGAATCTAAACTGATTGCAGTATCTGTTGCATTGAATACCATAAATTCTGCTCCATATGAACCAGCCCTGAATCCAGAAACAGAATATGTCTTTAGCGAATTAAAGGTTGGAGATAGTTTTGCATATAGTGCTGGATACGCCTTATCGTATTTAACATTAAACGTTGCACACTCTCTCATGATTGTTCCAAATTCTTCGAAGTATATGTTGTACTTTGGTGGCTGTGATGGATCTATACCAGACAGATAAGTATTCTGAATCATTCCACTTAAAGCGTACTTCTTAAATGATTCATGAACATCTACCGAATCATCTCCATATACAGACTGAACTGGCGTTTCAAGAACATTAGATGTATTTTGACTATAATTTGTTGTCAGAGCATATATATTTTCAAACATTATTTTTGATGAACCACGAGTAAACAAAGCCATATTGTTGTATGTTGGTAGTGGAGAGGAGTCATCAACAGTCTTTATGAGTACCCCATTGATGTAGAGATAGAACCTTCTTATATTTCCAATGTCAATATACTCTACTGCAAGATCATATACCGTTGGATTTTGCTCAGAAGCCATTCTATATTGACCAGTAAACAATCCATTATCTACAATGATATTTCCCAAGCCTTCCCAAAGTTTAATTGGGACTGCTTTATCACTAGACGAATCTTTTTGTATTTTATAAAACATAATATTATTTACATTTGCTTTTGAATTTGTCGTTACGTTTGTTGATCCTAAAGCAATAATCTCAAAATAATAACCAACATTTGTTTCTGAATTCAATAGTACTGCCAAGCCACCAGAACCACCAGACACGTTTATGTTCTTGTCTGGAGTGGTTCCAGGAACAACGTAGTATGTTGTATTTCCTACTGCTGACTGAGAATTTGATAATCCGCTTTCAACTTTACCAACGATTCTCATTCTTGTACCAAAATGCTTAAACTTGTCGGTCAATGGCTTTTTAACATATGACAAAAAGTTAATTGGAGACTCTTGTGCAGAAAAACTTGGTCCAGATAAGATAAAAGCAGAAGATTGAACAGTTCCAGTTTGAGTTGATCTGATTGAGTTGATGGTCTTTTCATCTACAAAGGTTGTTGATAAAAAGTTTTTAATGATATTGGTTCGTCCACTCTTTTTAGCAATTTCGGAATTTACTCCTGCTGCGCCTACTGTGCCAGTGGCTGTTCCATATCCAGTTTTAAATAAATAATCTGAGTTCATATCGCAGCCTCTTACGTTATCACTATTTAGCCAATGCTCTGATATAGATGCGTTATGTTCAACAATTGCAGTGCCAAATTGACCACGGCCATGTTCTTCAACTTCGCCATTCTTTAATCTTAAAACTCCTTGAAAAGTTTCATATTTTGGAAGAGAATAGATTCTAACCCTCCCTGTTGGATAAAGTTTACCGCTGAAAGATATCTTAGAAAAATAATTAGAATACTCTTGAGCACTAGAAATCCAAACATTGCCTTGACCAGATACGCTGTATTCTACAGCATCATACTTAATGATCTCTCCGTTGGAATAAAAATATCCATTATATCTAGATATCCAATAAACGCCTTCTCCAAAATCAATAATATTATCAACAACTACGTTGTTATTTACAGAAGGCACGTTAACTGAAAGTTTAGAGTTTAGTGGGATTGCACTGAGGGTATAGTCTGACTGATTTGTAACTTGACCAGTGGAAGTCTTTGTATTTTCTGTACCAGTGACTTCCCATAAAAGCACTGGCTTATAGATCCATGTCTTATCGGAGTCAATCAAACTTGCTTGCTTTATTGACCCATATGTTTTCTGAATTGACCTTGTGTCATAGTTAATTGACCCATTATTATAAACTAAATTATTTTGTGAAGAAACATCAATAATATTTAAATCTTTTGATAAGGTAAAGTCGGACGTTCTTTCTTCTACTGTTGGCATCATGTAAGATTTACTCATACAAATAAAATTATTATATTCATCAAAGAACATTGCTGTCTGTGTAGATCTTGCTAGATCTTGTAATATCTCTGCAACATTCTTGTCTGTTGGAATAAAGAAAAAAGGAATAATTGGGTCTACTTCTCCAGCAACCCTCTTAAATGCATAGTTTGCAAATCCAATAGAATCAAGTAAAAAAGAAACTGCAGCACTCAAACTTACATCTCTAAATAATGTTTGAGGAGCAGTAAGTGATTCAAAATAAAAGAATAGATCTCTAAGTTCTACAGTCAGTTTCTTGTTAGCAATTTCATATTTTGGAAACCCTTCAGAGTACATAGTTTTGATTGGTACCATGTAGTCATAGCCATTTAAGTTTACAGTTACATCATAAATTTTAAACTGTATATGATTTGTAATATATTTAGAAAGAATGCTGTTAGAGTTGTTAACACTAAAAGCATCATCAAAATCAAACAATGATAAAGAGCCTGTCGATGCCAGGAGTTGTCCTACTGGCAACCCACTTGAACCTAAGTCTGATGCAGTCTTTTTTAGATTCAGTGTTGTAACTTTATCTGAAACATTGAGTAATAGCCTTGGGGATAGTTCGATTAGATCTAGGGTTGCTCCAATTTTGTTCATTGTTTGTGCAACTACCCTTAAACCTCCTAGGTAGTCAAACTCACGATACTTATACCCACTGTTTGTTGTGCTTGTAAATTTTACTGGAGAGGTTGCGTCTGTGACAAAATTTGTAAGTCTATCAACAGAATCTTCTTCCAAATACCAACCATACTCTGGGACAAATGTTTCTTTTACTCCATTAACCCATATTACATAGTATCCAATATCTGTGTCTGATGTTTTAATAAAATAAGAATATCCATTTAATGACTCATCAGGCAAAAAATCTTCTGAAGTATATGTATCAGCATAGATAAAAATATCTCTATATCTTTTAGGAATCTTTAAGCCATACGCCAACTCGACATATCCATCTGTTCTTATTACTGGGGTTCCGTCTTGTCGTAATGAGGTTTCTGTGAATGATACTAGGTCTACCCAGGTGTTGTCTTTTAGCCCCTGAACTTTCCATCTAAGTGGTACGCTTTTGTTTGTATCTCCATACAATGGATCAGAATATGTTCCTGTTGAGTTTGAAAATGGCCCCAGGTCTATATTTCCAGAGTGCGTCTGCATTTTAATAACTACACGGTTTGCTGGAACATTTTCTTCATAAACAACGTATGGCGCTGCATCGTTAATGGCATACTGTCCAGTACTAGACAGAAATGAAATTCCATGCTCAGTGCTACCTTCAGTTCTTAAAGATGTCCAGTATTTAAATTTATCATTTTTATCTGGCATGTAGTATCTTGGTCTACGAGCCATGTTTATATTTTGACTATGAAGATATCTTCCAGGCAAATAAGATGCTTTATTAATACCAGATCTTGGTCTGAATTGCTGAAAGCAAGACTCTAAAGAGTATAGCATTTTAAGTTTATCTTTTGTTTTTGTAAGAGTAGTTGGAAGGTTATTATCTTTATACCCGCCATCAATTGTTATATCTGCATCTGTTGCCCCTGTATAATTATTTCCAGCATCATTAATATCAAAAGAAGAAACAATATTGTAGTATGAAGATGCTGACTCTGTTGGGCGATACCTATAATTTCCAATTTGTTTTATATTAGTTGGAATATTCAGGTTCCACTCTGCAATTACCAGCGAGTTTGTTTGAACTACAGATGAAGATAATAAATGCTTATTTAGTTCTGCATTGTTAAACATTACGCCTCTTCCAGGGTTACCGTAATATCCCAAAAATCATGTAGTGTCTGTCCACGCTTGCCAACTTTATAGTTAAAGTTTGAGATATACACTTCAACAACATCGTTGTATTGTTGTAAATGCATCTTAGCCTCTGAATCAGATCCAAAAGTATTATATTTATCATAAGATAAAAACATCCAGAAGGACCCTTTATGGTTTTCGTACCAGTCTAGTAACTCAACTCCTCCAGCACCACCATCTACAGTAAACCCAATTCCAGAACTAGTTTGCTTTCCATTTACAGAAAACTCTGGAGAATCAGAATAGGCTCTTGATGGCAGCCCTGTCCAAGATACGGTGAACTTGTTCTTATCTGCAATATGATAAGATCTAGATTTTCCATTTACAGTTCTTTCACGCTTTTCAATTCTTTCTGTTGATATGTCAATAGGGGCTCTTCCATGATCTGATAAAACTATGAACTGATCTACTAGGGTATCTGTTGTTGCTGTTGCACCCTTTTCTAGTCCATTTGGAACGTAAAGTCCATTATCTAATTTCCCCGAATTTTCAGACCAAAGCAACGCTTGGGGTCTTCCCCACTTTTTGCGTCCTGACATGTATGATGCTGTTGCCATTATAGTCTGTTGCTCCTAATTCTTTGATTATCTACTTGTCTAATCTGCTCAATGATTGTCTGGGCAATATCATTTGGATTTGCATCAGACTTAACATTAACACTTAGGTTATAATTATACACTGAGCCAAGGTCTGTATTACCAGAGTTTATTGCCTTTAATTTATCTGCTCCAAAGTTATCTACAGCAAACTTACTTACAACAAATTCACCAGGGCTTAACATCGCTGGGATTGTGTCAGTTCCAATTGGTAACATATTAAACCCACCCTGAGCAAAATATCTTGGAATCATTCCGCCAGAGGCATATGCAAGTGGTCCATATTTTGCACCATTTGGAGTCTTAGTAGTTGTAGCGCTAGAATCAGTTGAATCTGCAGTTCCTCCTGTTGACTTTCCACCAGAAGATGACCCTGTTGACACAGTTGTTACATAGTTAGTAATATAGTTTGTTATATTGTGAACCTCATCATAGGTATGTTTTGTGTATATACTCTTAGGAATTGCATTAATTGTTTTTAAAATACTACTCCAACTATTTTTTGAAGCCTCTGCAGTATCTGCTGCTGCTTGTGAAGAAATTGCAAAAGCATCTGCCAGTGGCTCTGCTTCAATTAACTTTGCAACTATATCTTCCCACTCTGAAAGTGTATGACCAGAACTGTCATCCATTGCAACAATCTGGTCTACAACTGCTTGGGCTGAAATTTCTTCTAATGCAAGTTGTGCATCTTGCTTTTGTAAATTATCAAGAATTGCCTTTTCATCATCAAGTTGTTTTACTATTGTTGCATTTAATGTATCAAAATCAGATTGTAGTTTTTCTGCTGCAGCGACTTGTGCTTCCTGATAAATAACTATCTGTGCCTGAGCATCCTCAATTGCCTTTTCAGCAGCGACTCTTGCAGGATCTGTTTCTAATTTGAAAAGTTCTTGAGAAATTTGATACTGTCTTTCTTGTAGTTGCTCTTGATTCTGACCAGAACTATTTGTAAGATTTTTAATTTCATTGTTACGTGCTTGATCCATTGCAGAAGATACTCCGCCAGCATAGTTAGCAGCATCTGCTGCCCTCATATCCTGTGCTGCCTTGGCTGCTGCTGCTATATCTCCAGATGAAAGTGCATCTGCAAGACCTAACTGTTGTTGCTGTTGTCTAATTATGTTTTCATTAATACGCTGGACATTTGCAAGGGCTTCTGCCTGAGCATCATATTTCTTATTAATTTCATCCGCTGCATGAGACATGACCGCAAGATCATTTGAAATCTTATTAGATTCAACTCCTAAAGCCTTTGCTGGATCTTCAAAGTTCTTTTTAATAAAATCTTGCTTTGTTTTGATTATGCTTTCTTGTGATTTAATTAATGCTTCATACTTTTTAGCATTTGCTTCAAGACTCTTCGATAATGCATTTTGTGCTTGAGTAAGTTGAGATTCAAGGGATGCTGTTCGTGCAGAAGATATGCTGATTGCCTGTGCAAGACCTGCCCTTTGCTTTTGAATTCCTGCAAGTGATTTTGCCATTGCACTTTCTGATAGATTAACTCCATTTTTAACAGCAGCCTGGTATCCAGCCTCTCCAATGTTACGAGAAGCCTTACCACCAATAGCAGATGTATCTGCTGTCTGCGCCTGTCTCAATTCGTTTATTGACATGTTAGAGTATGCTGTTTTTCTAACATTCATAATCTTTTGTGCAGCCTCATATCCCTTTGTTGCTTTACCAGATATATCAGAGTTTGCATATTCAAGTGCAACCTTTATTGTTGAGTTTGCCTGCACTGCCTCTAGGCCCTTTGCAATTGCTTCAACCTGCTCTTTAGCCTTTTCTGAATCTGTTCCGTACTGCTCCATTGCTGCAATTGCTGCTGCAAGATTTTTTGGATCAGACACTAATGAGTTTAAAGCCTTTGGAGACATGGCTGGACCATTCTTAGCAAAGAACTCTAAGACCTGCGGAATCTTTGCATTGTTATTTTGTTCTTCAATTGCAGCCTTGCCAATGTTAATTAATTCATTAATCTTTTCTCTTGCAACTCTTTGTTTTTCTAGAGCAATATTTGTTTGTAGTTCTTTGTCTGTAATCTTACCAGTAGCAATAACTGTTGTCATTGCTTCATCTGAAAGTACCTGCTGAATTTCAGAATTTGACATTCCAAGCGCAGCCAACTTCTTTGTTACAATCTCTTGTTCATTTAAATTTTTAAGAACTGTTTTTTGAGCAACGATAAAATCTCCAGTAATTGCCTTATTAAAGCCAGCCTCTACGGCAGCAGCATTATACTTACCAGACTTACTAAATACTACATCACCAACCTTGCCATCTTTAATGACCTTGCCAGTAAATGGATCAATTGCCTTGCCTTTATTTTTGCCAGTACCAGCCTTGGCGGTACGCATATACTTTGCCTGCTCTTTTGGATCAAGTCCAGTAATATAGTCCATGAACTGGGAATTCTTGCCCATGTCAAGCATCTGCTCTTTAATACCCTTGTAAGCATCTCCAATTCCGCCCTTCTTTGCAGATAACAATGCCTTATTCAGTGCAGCAATTCCACCTTCTGCATTGATAGATGCAAGGCGAACCTCTTTAAGTCTCTTTAGTAAATCGGCATATGGATCTGCTGGTTTGTTTCCAGTTGGAGTTGGAGTTGTTTTTCCTCCATCTTTTGATGTAACTCCAGGGATATACCCAAGATCACCCTTTAGCAGGTCATTCTTTAATTTAGAAGTATCACCCTTATATGTTCCCTTTACTTCATCAAAAGTTACTTGATAGTGTAAAGCCTTGTATTCTTCATATGTTTGAGACTTATCCGTTCTCTTTCTGTATCCCTCAATCATTCTAGCCTGAGTTTCACGATCAAACATCTCTTTTGCTTCTGGACTATCAAAATCCAAAGTATTTACATAGGAAGATATTATTTGAAACTCTTTGATTGCTTTTGCTCGTTCTTCATTTGTCTTAAAGTTATCTTGAAGATACTTAACATCGATATCACTTACATCAGTTCCATACGCCTTGTCATAATTCATTACAGTATCAACTGTAATTTCTTTTCCATTTAATGCCTTTATATCTTTATCTATTGCCTGGAACTGATCATCTAATATTGCCAAACCAGCAACATCTTGTTTCTTTAGGAATACTTCCATATTGATTTCTTTACCATCAAGGGATGATACTAACCCAAGGATATCTGAAAGCCTATTGAACGTATCATTATCTTGTAGTGCAACTTCAAATGACATTCTTTGTGCAAAAGCCTTGTCATCAAAGTTTGCAAATAACATAAGCATATCTGTTGTTGCAGAGGCACCGTGTGTCTTCATTCCAATATCTAGCGTTGTTTCTAGTTGCTTTAGATTTCCATCAAATAAATCAAGAAGGGCATTTGACTGATTTGGGCTTATAATTTTATTAGCAAGCATTAATTCCATTTTGACTGCAAAACGTTGCGCTGCTTCTCCAGTATCAAAACCTTGATCAGTTCCACCCTTGTTATCAATTCCAGCAAGTCTGTCAATTTGTTTTTGGGCCATAGTTTCTTGACCTGTGCCCTTATAAGAATCAGTGATTGTTGATTGAATACCAACAAAGTATGCTCTTTCTCTTCTTGCCAAGTCATTAAACATGCCAACATTTCCAGTCTGAATATTGTTCTGGAATCTTGCAACTGCTGCGTCTAGTTCTAGAGCAGTTTTTTCATTTAAGGATTGTGCATCGCCTGCTGCCTTTGCAGAAAGTGTAGCAAGGTCTTGCTCTAGTTTTAATTGTTTTTCTTTATTTGTTGTCTGTGCTATTTCTGCTTCAAGTTTTTTAATTTGGTTATCATAGTTTAATTGAACAGCATCTGCTTGCGCTTGAATAAGTCCAAGGTTTGTTGCTTCAATTGTTCCAAGGGTTGTTGCTTCTGTGGCTCCTGAAACAGTAGTTGCATTCATCTTATTCAAAAGATCTAGTGCATTCTGTACCTTGTTATCTCCCTGTTGGATAATATTTAATGGAACAGTTAGTGGATCTCTAGTTAGGTTTTCTCCATTTGGCCCCAAAATATTTCCAAGTTGTGCATCAACCTGAACTGTAAGATCTGCATCTCCTAACTGGACACCGATAGCATATGCAATACTTTTTGCTTGATCAGTTGTTAGCACTCCATCTGAGACGTATGCTGCTAATTCAGTTCCAAAAGTTTTTGCTGCATCTTTTGCGCCTACCTTGGAAATGTTGTCTTGGAAAACTTTAAGCATTTTCTTTCCAACTTCTCCACCAACGAAACTTACACCAAACTCTTCACCCTTGCGATCACGGGCTCTTAAGTCATTTGTTGAGCCTGCGCCTCTGCGCTTTGCCATAATTTCGCTGGCTCCAACTTTTCCAGTTAGTTCACCAATCTGCTTCATTTTTTCTGTAGAGGCAGTTATAGATCTTACATACTCTGCCTGCTTACGTGCTGATGCATCAAAATGCTTGTTAAGCATCCATAGTCCAACCCCTACTGCTGCGATTGCAGCAACAATTCCTTGAGGACCAGATAGACCAGCAATCATTGGTGCAAGCGATGAAAGTGTTGAGGCAGCGCCTAGGGCTCCTGTGACTGCTGGTGGGGCTCCTGCCATACCTGCAACCATTGTGGCTGTTCCTAATGCTCCTGCAACCTTACCAGAGTACTTTCCTACCTTTTCTCTACGCATACCACGCTTCATTTTATTGTAGGTCTTTTTATCCATTGGATCTCCAGTACCTGGATCAATATAAACTTGACCATCTTCACGAGCATATCCAGATGCTTCTGCATATGCATCTTCCTTGCTCATTCTCTTATCTAAATCTTGCGACTGAGAATCTGTTGATTTAATTTTTGCTCTTAATGCTGCAACTTCTTTTTCTTTCTCTGCAAGTATTTCACGATCTTTCTTTGCAATTTGTTCTGCAAGCATAGAAGATGTTTGTTGTGCATTTGCCGTTTGATCTGCTGCATTTGCAATTTGTTCTGAACTATTTGCAGTTGCTTTTGCAAGATCTGATGCAGTAACAATATTATCTTGATGTCTTCTTTGTGCTTCTAGAGAATCTCCAGTTGCTTTAGAAAGTTTACCCATTTCTAATGTCAACGTTGCAGAAGTTTTATCAATTCTGCTTGAGCCCCCACCAGAAGATAGCGATCCCTTTCCATCTCTTCTTCTTCTATCAAGAGCCTTAAGAACTTGTCTTTGGTCTCTCATATCTGGGGTATTAATATCATCATAGAACTGCTTGTTATCTACATCTACCTTTGCAGCCTTTTTTAATTTATCTGATTGTGCAGAAACATCTTTGGCCTTTGATGCAAGACCCTGGGATAAGCCATCTCCAATATCTTGTCCAAGTTTTTTAGTTCTCTTTGATGGAGATGCAGTTTTAGCAATCTGCTTTTCTGCTCTTGTTAAATCTTTATCTAGTGCATCACTAATCTCTGTTGACGCCTTTACAAACTCTGGATTTCTCTTTCTATATGGTTTTGCATTGGCAGAAGCCCCTAGTTCTGATCTTAAGTCTGTTTCTTTTCCTGCTAAGGATATTCTTTGTCCTTCTGAGCCACGATTGGCTTCTCCACCAAATGTCCCAACAACAGAAGTTGATTTAGCATCAGCAATTGCTTGTTTCATCATTCCACTAACAGAATCTCCAAGTTGTGACTGTGCTTGCTCTACTGCTGCATAAAATTCTGGATCATTAACAAACTCTCCTGGAATTTTAGAAACTTCATCTGAAATTCTTCCTGCAAATGTTTGCATATCTGCATGCATTTGTGCTGCAACTGCAGGATTATTTAGTGCTTCCTCAAGCGACATACCCATTGATCTTGCATACTGATCATACATTGGGGCCATAGTAATTGCCATGTCCTTGCCACCAAACTTAGAAGCAAGATCTGCTGGAGACATCTGACCTTTATTTGCTTTTTCTGGAAGCATAAATCCAAAATTACTAAACTGTCTAGCATAGCCATTTGGGTCTCCTGCACGTGCTGCATCAGCAGATGCTTGTAGGTGCTTTCCAACTCCAGAAGTTTTTGATGTTGCCATATCTGCAAGTCTTTGTAATTCTTCTGGATCTCTTATAGGTGCTCCTGGAGCCTGACCATGTGCAAATACATAATTCTCTCCATTATATGTTGTTGCAGATGTACCCTTTGGTCTATTACGTGCTACACCTTGTTCATCAAGAATAGTTTTTAATGTTTCTCCAGATAATTTCTTAAAGCCATCTCCTGCTGCCTTTGCCTCATCTTCAAGTTTTTGTAGTACACGAGATACCCCCTCAACATCTTTGCTGAACTTAGACAGTTCAGAAATTAATGCAAGGTTTGCACTTTGAGGAGTTGATCTATTTGGAATTGCATAATCTCTTCCACCAAAAGAAATAGTTGATCCATCTGCGCCAATTCCTTCTCGTCCAGTTGCATACCCTGGAACAGAGTCATTTCCAATTGCCTTAAGGAGTGGTCCATACTTATCTGTATTCTGCTTAGAGACAACAGTTTCTCCTGGCTCAAGCATTGCTGGAACCTTATCTCCAGTGCCAGTGCCTGGTACACTAAATACGCCCTCTGCATACTTTCTTGGCGCAAGACCTGATGTTGCCCCCATAGCACCTGGGGCTGCATTAAATAATCCTGGAGAAGACATTGCAAGTGCTCTAGCCTGTGATGCTGCATTTCCATATGCTGCTGCAAGTGCATTTGCTGCTCCAGCCTCAACATTAAATGTTTCAATCAATTTTTGATGTGAGGTATGCAGAGCATTTGATTGAGCAAGACTTTCAATCTGTTGCTGAGTCATATAGTCAAACCCTGCACCAAGTACATTGCTTTGACCATTAAGTTTTGCCATTCCTCCACGAAGCATTGCAAAGAACTTGATTACATTTGCAGTTCCATTAGCAAGCAAACCAAAAGCCATGAGTGCCACTGGTGCCAAACCTCCAACTACTCCAACAATTGTTGTTATAATCTTCTTTGTTCCATCACTTAGATTATTAAATTTTTCAAGTATGTTTCCAACAAATTTTACAATAGGGGTTGCAGCCTCTAGGAATGCTTTACCCAAAGGCATCAACTGAACCTTCATATCTTCAATTGCTTTTTGGAATTTCTTTCCTGTTGCATTTTCAATCTTTGCTGTTTCTCGTTCTGCCAAGATTGCTAGTTCTTCAATAGATGCTCCTGCTAAACCCAGTGCTCTAGATGCCTGACTTCCATCTTTTGTTATGTTCTGGAATAGTGTTGATAGACGAGCAAATTGGAACTTGCCAAACATCTGTTCAATTGCTTGTGCTCTTTGAAGTGGTGCAAGTGTATCTAGTGCTCTTGCAAATCCTATTACAGTACCCTTTAAGTCCCCCGCATTATTATTAACAATTCCCTTGATATTAATACCAAGCCCAGCAAGCATATCTGATGCTTTCTTTGTTGGATTAATCATAGAGGCAAGACCAGACTTTAATGCGTTAGCGCCTTCAGATGCATTAATACCGCCTTCCTTCATTGCTGTAAGGAAGAATGCTAGATCTTCAACATCTCCTCCAAGTTGCTTTACAACTGGTGCTGCTTTAGGAATCGCTATAGTCAAATCTTCAATAGATAAAACAGTTTGGTTTTCAACAGCGTTAAGGAAGTTGATCTTATTTGCTAATTGCTCAGAAGATATTCCAAATGCATTTTGCAAAGAGATTGTAGTCTCTAGTGCTTGCTGTTGGTCAACTTGTCCAAGAACTGCAAGTCTAGTTGCCTGTGTTACTTGGGCAGTCAGAGCAGTTCCTGCATAACCTGCTGCTGCAGCATCTGCTGCCATATTCATTGTATCTTTTACTGCTACACCATACTTTGTAAATTCCATAGCAAGTTTTTTAATTCCAGCAACTGCTTCGTCTGTTTCAGCAACACTTGTTGTCATATCTCCATATACACGCTGGAATTTTATGGTTGCTTCTTCCATCTCTCTAAAAGTTTTAGCAGCAAAAGACCCAAGCATGGTGAGCGGAATTGTTAAACCAACCATCAACTGACGGCCTGCCCACTGCGTGTTCTTACCAAAGTTTAGTAGTTGTGTTGAACCTTGCTTAAGCAGTTGATTTAGAAACTGCTGTCTTTGTGCAGCCATCTGCATTCGTGTTGCATAGTCTGTATATGCCCCGCCAGTCATCTGTAGATGCTTTGGCATTACTTGAAGAGTTTTTACAAGTTCGCCGTTGGCATTTGTTAACTGCACATACTGGCTTTGAAGGGTCTTTACTCTGTCCTTGCTTGCACGTTGAAGAATTTCTTTTTCTTGAGCAAAAAAGTTTTTTAAGACATTACTATTTAATGAAGTAGCAGCAGCAGTATACCTAAAATATTGTTTAAGACTTAACTGGTTTTTTTCCAGTGCTGAGGTGAAGGCTGCAGTCGACGTATAAACATCTTTTTGACTAGCAATGAATTTTCCAGTTTGATTGATCGACTGAATAAGTTGACTGTTTAAACCCTTTTGTGCATTTTCAGCAGCAATGTTTCCTTGTGTTAAGGATTGATTAAACTTGCTTAGACCAGCCTGAAGCCTTCTTAACTCTGAAAGAGCCGTGGCCGTATCAAAATGTATGCCTATATTAGCATTTACATCAGACACGTTTCATTCCACCTCTTTACATTATTTTTACTTAGTTAAAGAATTAACTAATGCAGTTGGATCAGCAAGTTGGATTCCAGAGGCTGCATCTACTACTTCGTATACTGTAGGTAGGTCGATGTTTTCTTCTAGTGCTTCTCTATCTTCTGCGAGTTCTGGACTGTACTGCTTGAATGCGATCTGTACGCAATCTAGAAGAATGTCCATAGATTTTTCATTGTTATCTGCCACTGTGCTTAGTTCTTGGAACTTCTGCATAAATGGCTTGAGTAGTGAAATCTTTAGTGGTTGTACTGTTACCTTTGTACCATCGATTAGAACTACATGCTTCTTATCTGTTGTGGCTTTTTCTGCCATAGTATTTCCTCCTGTGGATTGTTAAATTAATTATACCACAGCAAGCGTGTTTTTTTAGCCCTCTACAACTTCGTAATCTATACCCATGCCAACGCCAAACCCTGCCTTTGATGCAGTTGCACCCTGATATGCAAGAATATCATTTCCATCAACTGCTTGACCTTTACTGAATACCCTAGCCTTCATATCTTCCCATTCCTTTTGGCTATCTGATCCACCGTCTAGGTCTACTCCTTGCATCGCTGCTATAAACTTCTTTTCATTATGATCTAATTCTCTTTTAACACTAAGGGTTGCAAGTATCTCTGGCATAGACATTGACTTTTCTAGTTCTAGATAGTCTTTCCATATCCCCAGCAAAAATACCTCAGATTCAATCTTTGCTAAATCTAATTCTTCCCAAGAAGATCCGCTATCTACTGCTTGCTTTTTAACGGACTCGTCAGAATCTTTATTTACTTTAATACCAGCAGCATAATTTAATAGTTGATAGACAATTGGCATATTACATAAATCTTCTGCCTCTGGATAAAATTCTGGACAGTATTGTTTTAATGTAATAGAAGCACATAGGGCAAGATTAGTCATTGCCTCATCATCACCATCAGAATTTTTAACAAGTTCAAAAGCATCCATTAACTCTCTTAAATATTTTATCTTTAATGGTACTGCTTCAACTATAACTCCATTTAGTAATTCTACTTGTCCTGATTCATATATTTTTGTTGCCATTATACAAGTATACCAAAAGAAAAAGCCCCATCCGTTAGGATGAGGCCAATTCTATTATTAAGTTGTGGTTTAAAGATTAAGCGCCTCCGCCAGCAGTGCCAACGGTACGATCAACAATCTTTCCGTATGAACCAGATGAGTCATCTGGAAGTAGACGGAATGAAACTTCAAACATAGAAGCAGCATCACGCTTAGCAGATACTGTTACGCTCTCGATTGAAAGTGCACGGTATGCTGTGTAGATACGCTCCTTTGCAACTGCTGCGTCGCCAGATCCTGGACCTACAGCAATTAGACCTGCTTCAACTGGGACGTCGCCCAAGTCTCCTGCAGATAGGTTAAGTGTTGGGTTTCCCGCAACTGTAGACAAGTTAGAATCCTTTGCTGCTAATGCAACTAGAAGGTTTTCCATTGTTGCTTCAGCGAATGATGTCTTTAGATTGACCTTCATACCTTGCTTGAACAACTTTGCTACGTCAAGAACCTGATCAACAGCAACTTCACCGAAATCTGGCTGGAACTGTAGTTCTAGACCATTGCTGGTATAGCCTACGTTACGCCACTTTGCAGTGTTGGCTGATGCTGAAAGAGTTTCTGTGTACTTTGTACCAGACACGAATGCTGGAACTGAAGTAGATGGTGTAAGGGCACCGTCTTCGTATGTGAAGAG